CACCATTGACATGACCTTCACCGGTGGTGTCTACTCTGTCGCAATCGTTTAACAACTAACCCGAAAGGTAGCCCGACATGCAATTACGGCTCAAAGTACAACGCCAAAACCAAGACGCCTACGAGGTAGTCACTAGCCTCGCAGTCATTGTCGCATGGGAACGACGCTTCAAGCGCCGCGCCAGTGACCTAGGCGCAGGCGTAGGCATGGAAGATTTAGCATTTATGGCAGATGACGCCAGCTCACGCGCCGGCATTCTCGTACCCGGCACACTTGACCAGTTCATAAATGAGGTTGAGCTACTTGAGGTTGTAGATAGTGAGCCACAAAGTTTTACAGAGCCGGCACCGTCCGGCGACAGTTAGCAGAACTGCTATTGCACTGTGGCTGGTGGCCGCCAAGTGTAGACTTTGAGTTACCAGACTTAGCCACCGTCGTAGATATTCTAGAAAGGCAGCGTAAAGAACATGCCAGCCACCGCTAGTTATCAGGTATACGGCATTCAAGAAGCGCTTGCTGAGATAAACAAAGTAGACCGCACACTACGCCGGCAGATAACTAAAGACATTCAGGCTGGCGCGGGCACTCGACTTGTGACAGCTGCGCGCTCGTTTATCCCTACTAGCCCGCCACTGTCGCGCATGGTTAACGGCAACATGATTAAAGGCCGTGACGGTACCGGGTGGAAACGCGAACGCGTCCTAGCCGGCATTCGCACTGTGGTTGGTAAACGTGGTAGCCGCGCTCGTACTGTGACCTTTTCTAATGGCCGTACAGCCGATTTTAAGGCGACACAATACCAACTGCTCGTACTACAGCAGAAAGACGCCGCAGGCGCTATCTGGGACCATGCAGGCATACGTAACGGCGGCCAATTTGTTACTAACCTTTTGGCTGAAGGCGAACACGTAGGCCCTAAAGCTGCGCCGCGCGCCATGCAACCAGCAGCCGAAAGCGTGATACCAGCCGTCGAGGCTGAAGTAGAAAAGATAGTCAAGCGCGTAATGGCTATTGTTAACCGCAACCTAGTAACGACAAGAGCACGCTAATGGCAATTAACATTCCGATTATTTCAAGCCTAAACACTAAAGGTTTTGACGCAGCCAAAAAAGAGTTTCAGAGTTTGCAGGGTTTTGGCGCTAAGTCTGGTTTCTTGTTACAGAAAGCAATGTTGCCTGCTGCAGGCGCGGTTACCGCATTGGCTGGCGGTCTGGCCATGGCCGCTAAGGCCGCTATTGCAGATGAGCAGAGCACCAAACTTTTAGAAACACAGCTGCGCGCAACGCTTGGGCCTAACCAAGCACTTGCCGATAGCATGGCCGATTTTGTTGACAAGACGCAACTAGCCACGGGCGTGGCAGATGCCGAACTACGGCCAGCACTTGCTGGGCTAGTCCGTTTCACTAAGGACGCCAGCAAGGCACAAGACCTTTTAACCCTAAGTATTGACGCATCTAAAGCAACCGGTAAAGATTTAGCCGCCGTTTCTACAGCTATTGGGCGTGCGTATGACGGCAACTTTACAAGTCTGAAAAAGTTGGGCATACCGCTTGACGAAAACATAATCAAAACTAAAGACTTTGAGGCTGCACAAAGAGCGCTCACCGCGCAGTTTGGTGGCGCGGCAGCCGCTAACGCCAACACATTTGCAGGCCGTTTGCAGATACTTAAAATACGTTTTGACGAAATGGTAGAAGGCATCGGTTACCGCGTGCTACCAATTCTCGGGCAATTACTCGACTACGTAGACAAACTCATAAAAATAATGGACGACCGCGGCCTAGGCGGTGTCATCAGTGAACTTGGCGGAAAACTACGCCGATTTGTTGACCCGTTCCAAGCCGTACAAGACGCAATAAACCGCAACGTAGACGAGACCGACGGTTTTATAGACAAACTAAAACAAACCGGTGTAAACGTTGTCAACCTTGGCAGCGGGTTGCTCAACTTTGGCGGCAAAGTACTTGGCCTAAACGTTAATCTTGGCAAACTTAAGACTGGCCTAGACAAAACAAACGACGGTTTAGCGCTCGCCTACGCCAACACGCGCGCATGGTCTGAGACATTGCTACAGCTCGACGCAGACCAGAAACGCGCCAACTACCAAAAGGCCGTAGATATTGAGCAACAGCGTCTAGCAAACCTAGAAATATCTAAAAACACTGCCAGCACTAAAAAGGCTTCAGAGGCCGCTAAACGCGCCGCAGAGGCAACCGCCAAACATGCTGAGGCAGTACGCACACTTAAAGAGTCCTACGACAACGCAGTGCAGACAGTTAAAGACAAGTTTGCACCAGCGCTCATGCGCGCCAATGAACAACTAACCAAGGCAACAGACAACTACAACGTTTTCTACAAAGCCACTGCCGATGTGGTGCGCGGCATATTTAACGTAGGTGACGCTTGGACTACCGCAGCAGACAGCGAAGGCGCAAAAACATTTTTTGGTATACTCGACGACCAAGCCAAAAAGGCTGGCGAGCTATCAACTGGCATAGAAAAACTTATTGCCGCTGGCTTAGATGACCCTGCACTACTCAAGTCAATTCTTGACTCCGGCGCAGACGTAGGACTAGAAATAATTAACGGACTACTTGCCGGCGGTAAAGCGTCCATTGACCGTCTGGTAGGTATCTCCGGCACCATTAACGCAGCTGCAGACCGTATCGCCAAACTGACGGCAGACAAGTGGTACAAGTCGGGTATTGACCAAGCCCAAGCCATTGTGGACGGCGTTAACAGCGTCATTGCCAACACCGAGTTTTTACTGAAGTTCGCCGTAGACCCCACAAGCGTTGCCGCTATCGGCCAGCAGTTAGACGCAAACCTTGGCACCGTTATGTCAGGCGGTACGCCTACCTTGACTTCTAACCCGTTCGGCGGCGTGCTTGGCAGTATCAACACCAGCACAAACCGGGACATGTCAGGTTTTAACGGTGGCAACGTCAGCTCATCGAGCGTCACTATCAACGTAAACGGTGGCGACCCGAACGCAGTAGTAAGCGCGCTACGCGCCTACATGCGCACCAATGGCGCTGTACCTATCCGAGTAAATAACGCGTTCTAATGGCCGTACAAAACTACACCGTCAGTTACTACACCAGCGCTACTGGTTTACAGCCGTTGACTAACGTGGTTAATATCAACGTCAATGTCGGTAGGCAAAGGCAGCTAGACCAATACAGCGCAAGCACAGCCCAAATAGTAATCAGATACCCGACGGGCTACGCGTCGCCAATCACACAGTTAGTACCTGGCACAATTATTGAAATTAAAAACTCAGCAACTAACTTGCGCAATTTTTTAGGCCGAATAAGCAACGTACAAGTGCAGTTTGATAAGCCTTACAGCGGCGGCGTCGGCAATGGCGACTATTTAACAATCAGTTGCGAAGCAGGTTTAGCCGAATTTGGGCGTAAAAGCGGGCAAGGCTATGCAATGGCAGCCGCAAAACTTAATACACAACTAGGAGACGTATACGTGCAATCTGGCTATTATGCATCTCTTGACAGCGGCGTAGGCGACCAAGATTTATCGGCAACAACCGTAAACGGCACTTGGGCAGACTTCTTAAACTCTGCCGCGCTAAGTCTCAACGCTCGAATTATTGACGTCATAGATTCATTTGTCGTAGAACTGCGCACACTTTTTTTAAGCCCATTTCTTGTACGTGACGCTGGCGTCAATTTTAGCGACACGACAAACGACGCCACCAACCAGGTTTATGACGGCATAACTTTTGCTAGCTACGCAGACAACTTTTACACACAAGTCACTGTTGACCCAGAGGTACCAGCAGCTCAGACCGTGACCAGCGGCAGCGCGCCCTACCGTACCTACACCGTAAACACGCTGAACGCTACAACAGGGCAGGCATTGGACTACGCAAACTATTTGCTTAATAACTACAAAACGCCACAGGTTGCCATTAGCTCTATTTCTTGTCTAGCCAACGCGCAAAACACTATGGCACTTGACGATTTAGGCGCTGGCGCTGACAAGTGTGGCCGACAGATAGGCAAAAGAGTAACTGTCGCTTTTCGTGGCACTACTTACCCTTGCATCATTGAGGGCTACACGTTCACAGCGCAACCTGGCGACGCTCGATACACCTATTACGTTTCGTCTGCCGACCTTAACGCTTACTTAATACTTGACAACGCTACTTTTGGCATTTTGGGCGCTACTGACATTATTTACGACACACCTATGGATTACAACGAGGCAGGATATATTTACAATGATGACACTGCAAATAATGGCAACAGATTAGGATACTAATATGGCATCAACTTATCCCACATCACTTGACGCTTTCACTAATCCAACTAGCACTGACCTTTTAACAGCGCCTAGTCACGCTCAACAGCACTCGGATATTAACGATGCGGTAGAAGCGTTAGAAACAAAGGTTGCTATTGGCAACACGGTGCTAGGTGCTTGGATTGACTACACACCAACATGGACAGCCAGCACGACTAACCCTGTTATTGGTAACGGCACAATCGTTGGCAGATATTCGCTAGTCAATCAAACTGTGACCGCGCAAATAAACATCGTGACGGGCAGTACAACAACTTATGGAAGCGGCACTTATTTTTTTAGTTTGCCAGTAACGGCTGCAACAACGCTTGGCTCTTTTCCTGCTATTGGTGGTGGTTGGTTGTATGACACATCTGCTAACTCTTCAACTACCTGTGTTGCAAATGTCAATATGTCTGGTACCAACGTTTTTGCTTTGAGATATACAGGAACATCAGGAGC